ATTATCCATCCACATAGCTGCCCACACCTTATGTGCCAATGTCCCCTTTGATATCAATTCCAGCCTTTTGTTCAATTCTTTAACATAATCACTATGAAGAATTCGACCTTTTTCTTTACCAACAGCGAGGGCAATTTCATTTTTTAAATCGCTGGCCATTATTTTGTTACCAATATTTCAATTTCGTATAAATAATCCCAATGACCTTTGGTTTCATATTTGATTACATCGTTATGGTATTTCAACTTATGCAACGAATCATTGACACCCAATATCGTGTCAACCGATGTACTCACGCTGTCCCTACGTGAACCAGTATTACCAGTAAATGACACGTAAACATTAATCCGTTTGCGTGACTTTTTAATTGTGACAGTCCCCAACCCAGAATGATATGCACCATTTTCAGATTGCCTAACCACTTCTATAACATCAGTTAGATCGTCGGGGTTGATAACGTCTGATAGCTTATCCTTAATATCGGAAGCTAATTCAAACATTGTATGTTCTTCAGTCATATTTGTTCATTCTCTTTCCATATCACAAGATACAAGATAAAAACGACAAAGTCAACTGTTATTTCATTTTGGGCATAAAAAAAGCCCCCATAAGGGGGCTCTTTGAATTATATTTAATGTTTATAACCGATCTGACCCTTAACAGCGTTGGGGTCTTTCTTGCCGACTGGTTCCCACATTGACCACCCTACCATATAAACCGGAACAATAATTGTTTCGGATAGGATAATGGACCAGACCACATTGCCAAATACGATTTTGTATTCGATGTCTGGATTCATCACCTGATCTTTATTTGCCAGCCCATAAGTATCATAGGTGATTCCATCAATTGTTTTTGGGTTTGCACACCCGATTGTCATTACTAGTACGGCCAATAATAGTAAAATTGTAATAAAACGTCTCATTTGTAACTCCTTTTTTTTGTTGCCTCAAGATACAAGATTATACTGACAAAGTCAAGCTTTTTCTTTAATTTTCTTTAGATTCCCATTCGGTTACATTTATGATGGTGTATATCCGAGTGGGTATTTTGACAAACCCCGATGAGTTTGTTAATAACAGATTATTTCTGAATTCATCTCAATCAATAGGAAATTGCTTATCCAGTACCCCATTATTTTTACGCCTGATTATTTCATTTAGAGCGTTAATAGTGTATAGTGTATTTGATTGCTTTTTCCTATGCAATGAAATGGTATCCTTATTTGTAAGGTAATTTTCCGTTTCCTGTTCAATATTGTACGTGCATATCAGCTGATGAAAATTATCTTCATTCTGAAATACATACACCTTATTAAATAGTATATCGTGATAATCAATTATCAAATCCAATGTATCGTGTAGTTGGTTCCTTTTCGAGAAAGTACATAACAGCTGCGTTCTCATATTATTTTTCCTTATCCGATATTTCTTTAAATCGTTTTTGCATTTCCTTACTATACTGCATAGTATTGGATGTTTTGCCTGTGGCACCAGATTTTGATCTATAGGTTTTGTACCCTATTTGTATTTTTTCACCACCAGCTTTGACAGCATATACAAATACGACTTTCCCAGTGATATTATTATTGGCATCTTTAGTCAATTCATCAGTCTCTTCAAGTCTGAATTGTTTCTTGAATTCTGTAGTATTTTGTACTCCCAATGCTTGCCTCAATACATCACCATTAACCACTGTTCCACCCATATTGATATCCAAGCTATCCCCTACCATACTTCCAGGGTTACCCTCTTCATATTTCTTAGGCGGGTAATCCAATAATTTCAAGTGGAATCCCCTAATCGTTTCTTCAGCTTCCATTAATCTGCCCAATGGTACATCTACCCCGTCGACTTCGGCAACTGTTTCATTTAACGCGTTGATCCTATCTCTCTGCAATTTAACAGCCAATTTACGCTGGACCGATAGGTTCTTTTTAACATCAATCCCCTCGATATCAGGGTTCTTTTTTTGTAATCCAAGACCAACTTTATTAATGGCTTTAACATCACTAGGCTTTCCAGCACCGCTGGCTACCAATTTTCTAATCATTTTGTATTTCAGTTCCATTGATAATTTTTTAGGATCAACTCCAGCTGGTACAAGTTTTTTATATTGGGGTTTCAATCCAGTTTTTCCAAACAATGCCGCTTCTATATTTTTACCCAATGACCCCTTATCGTTGTTGATAATGGACATTTGATCTTTAAATGGCAATTCTTCCAATCTTTGTGCAATTGGAACGGCCTGATTATTGTAATTCTTTTCAACCTCATCCATTTTGGTGGAGTATTCATCCACGATTTTTTTGGAATTATCCTTTTCTTCTCTGGATAATCCACCCTGTGCATCAATGGCATCTTTGTAATTATCACCTTCTTTTGCTAATGTTGAATTATCTTGAATATCACCAGTCGATGTTTTATCCGAATGGAATTGTATTAATAAATTTCCTTTTTCATCCGAAACAAAGGTGGCCGTATCAGATGGATTTGCACCACCACCACCAGCTTTGACAAAGACAATGGCATCGTCTTTTGAAACTTTCTGCCCACTTGGCAACAATACACTTCTGGCATTTTCCACACTCGCCACCTGTGCAGCCAATGATTGGTTTGCTCCATAAAATGTGTCAACTCGTTTGGATTTTCCAAACGCCCCCTCTTTTTGTAAATTGGCTACTCTAGATATGGTATTTGTGTATTTTTTCTTGGCAGATCGAGCCGATACCAAACATTTTGTATAGTACCCAATATTCTGTTCAGCGGCGGCGAATTCTTCTATAGCAGCTTTCATCACCTTTTTATCTCCACTTTTCTTAGCTTCCCTGACAGCTTTGGACGCCTGATCTTTTTTATCCCTCAATGGTTGTGGTATCTGGCTAGCGGGCATCGGAGTCTTTTTCTGTTCTTTAGACAATTTTGTCCCATGATATTTCTTATACATTTCCATGGCCAGTTCATCAGTTTTCATAGACGAATTTTTGGATAACATGTGTACGCCCTCACCAGATACAATTTCATTGAACATTGATCCCGCTCCACCAGGAGCTGGTTTGGAACCAGTTTCCTTTTCAAAATCACCATACCCATATTCGAATGCATCCAATTTAACTTGATTATCCCCCTCGGATGGGTCACCAGTTATCAAGCTATCCGATTCTTCTGGTTTTGATTCGGAATTGTCTTCGGATTCTCCCTCTTCATCGGAATTATCAGGTTCCCCAGTTTCGGTGTTCCCCCTGTAATATTTACCACCTTTAGGACCAGTCTTAACTTGAGCACCCGCTGGTGCTTCTTTATCTTGAATATACACTTTACCAATCGCTTCATTGGCGGGTGTCGTATTTTTAAGGTTGGTAATAAATTCATTAATTGTAGGCATATTCCAATCCCACTCTGTTAAAATGTCCCGCAGTGCCATCTGGTGGCCGAAATCATGTGGATTCGGTGTCCCATTATTTACTCTGTATGCCCATTCATTTACCAAAGCATCTAAATATTCTTCTGGATTGTAGTCAAAACTCATTATATTTTCTCCATTTTTGTTCGTCTATAAATATTACACAAAATAATTATCTATGTTTTTCATTTCAAAATAATTTACACCCATATCTGTCGTAACCAATTTCCCGTAGCTTTCCAGCACATTTTTAATGTCAATCAGTAATTCCTTACCGTCAGTCGCATTAAAATCGAAAAGTAGTGAATCATAAGTGTAAAGTATAATCCTAGTTTTCGATCTATCCAACAAAATTTTAATTTGATTCAAGTATTTGTGAACATCTTCGAACTCCAACAATTGTAACATATAATTGAATAACTTTTGCGGATTCATGTTTTTTAGATTATTCTTATATATCGTTTTTCCGCTCACAGGTGACACTACATTGCCCATCTTGTACTCTGCCCACAGCTTCCATATATACATATTAACTTGTTTAAAAAAGTCGATTTTTTCGAACTCTTTGTCAATTCCACCATACAATAATTGAAATGTGATACCCTTGCCCTCTTTATATTGCTCTGGGGTTAGGTCGGTGGCGCCATAGTATATTTTACCCAAATACGCGTGGGGTGATTCTGGAAATTTAAACCCTATCAAATCGGCAATAATATACAAGTGATTCCCGCTGAAGTCGAATTCAATCAAATATCCATTTTTACCATGCCTACTAACATATTTTTTTCTAGTCTCATCAGACTTATTTAGTGCCGCATAATTAGTACCACCCCAAGCATTGGATGGTCGACCTGTACTGGTAAACATATTGTAATTTGAGTATGCCATGCTATCCGTAGTCCTGAGCCCCGCGGTTTCTATGTACCCCATATTTTCTATGTATTCATCATTATACAATTCATTGATTGGGATGAATGTCCACAGCTCCAGCTCGGCCGCCAATTTCCGGCAATATTCCAAGTGCTTCAGGATTGGGATTATTGAATTGAGATTGGATTTTCTGTAATGCCTTACGTGAAAAAACTGATGTGCTGGAGTGGTAATTTTATCCACAAGCAAAGGTTTGTTAGTAGTCAAATAATATGCCACATTGACATCCACCACATTCTCGAATTTATAGATGTGGTTCAATTCCTTTTTATCATATACATATTTACGCTGACCAGTTTCCAATGTGGCCAAAGCCTCATAGGGGAGGTTCAATGATTCCGTATGATCGAACGCCAGGATAGCGTCCTCGTTGTCACCAACTATTTTAATATACAAAGTACATAGTTGATTCTGCAAAGGGTGTTGTTTTGTATCGGATAATATAGGCACGACGATCCACTCATGGGAACCCCATTGTGCCATAAAATATTCTAATTGTGATATTGTTTCTATAACCATTTACGCAACCTTTATTATAAGTATCAGCGTATTTCCTAAAGCCCCAGTTTTTTTTCGATTTCTTCCTTTTTACTTGAAGTCCCCTGTCAAAATTCTAGTGGGCCCATACTGATAAATGTATCTGGATATTGTTTATTCAGGTATTTTAGAGCTCGTTTATTTTCCCCTATTACAGTGTTCTTTGCACCAACAATTTTCCAATTTATTTTGCGTTTCTTATAGTAGGTTAAATCACCATTGAACCCAGATTTATTGATTTCGGTTAAATCCACGTGAGGTTGGTTTTTTGGTTGCACAAAGTATCTAATCATGTACCCCCTCTTAATATCGGGTTTTTTAACTTTTGGCATATACGAATTTACGAATTTAGTGGATTCCATATTTCCATTTTTGGACTCACTATATTGTGCAAATGCGGAGCTCCCCTTAACCCTAATCATTTTCTCAGGAATAACCGTTTCTGAAATGTAGTGCTCTTCCTTATCCTTAGTGTAGTATATGGAATATGAAATATCGGGTCTGACCCATGTACCATTTTCATAAGTAAATTCATTGGTTGATGTGGTGAACCCTGTCAATTTCATATTCAATTTTTCTTTTATTTCATTAATAGTTTTCATTATAAATTACCTGCATTATTTTGACCTTCAATGAACTCTCGTTCAGCTTCGGCCAGTCGGACCTTTTCTTGTTTTTCGGCCAGTGCCAGATCATCTTGTATTTTTTGTTCCATTTCTTTTATAGAAGCTTCCACATAATCTGGGGCGAGTTTTGACATGTCCACTCTAAGCTTCCCGCCTATGGTGGTTTTTCACCCAGAACTATCCAATTCTTGAGTTGATGTAAATACTTGGAATACTGAAATTTCATTGTACTGTTTGGGCATGTAATCATTTTGAAAACAATTACCGGGAAATATCCCAGAAATACCATCCATTGTCAATGAAATTTCAATCGGAATTAGGGGAGCCTGATTGTACATTGTGGAATATTTGGGGTCATGACCTATTAGATATTTCATAATATCCAGATAAAATAAAGTTTTTGGATTCCTCATTTTTCCAATCGAATCCCCGTATGTATTATATATTGTCCCATCGGTTCCAATATCCCCATCTTTAAATGCCAAATATTGATCGGCATTAAATTTCATTGAAGATATGGTAGCGGATTTTATTTCTGCCGGAGTATTCGTTGTAATTCCTTGAGATGAATCAGATTGGGGCGTTACATCTATTGTAAACCCACCGGTTAAATTGATATCGTCATTGGTCATTCCCGTAGAATTCCCGAATTTATCCCATATATATCCCGGTGAAATATTATCCATTATTCCATCTTTTACATCATTATCAGACGACCCTATCGCGATAGCCTTTGATCCGCCTGCGGTGGCCGGAGATATAGTAGTTGTGGAATTTGAGTACATCGTCGCCATGGCCATTGCGTCTGGAATTTTACACGTTAAACTGTGACCAGATACTATACTATCTTTGGACAATGTATTGAATTTAAATAACAGGCCAAGGGCATCATTCCAATCCGACGATAATTTACTACTATTATCCTTTTTAAGCAAATCCGAAATATTATATTTCACAGTATTCATATCAACTATTTTCAACTGGGATGGGTTATCTGGAGAAGCTATGATTTTTAAATCTCAGATTCCCACATTTTCATTCATGTGTTGAAACAACCTATCCATAGCAGTTTTTATATTATCGGAATCCTTCCATACATTTTCCACCAAATAGTTCCAATTAAATACTATATTTCTCATGTACCCGTATGTAACATTACTACTCTGTGATCCCACACCTTTGCGGGATTCGAATTTGGAAAATTTCGATTTTTCCTTATCAAATGCTACCAATATTGGATGAACAGGTCGTGCATTTGAATCAAATAAATCCCTATCAGTTTTTTTAAATTGCCCAGGTAATATAAAAAAGCTATAATTTGGAGATAACAATGATGTGTGATTTGACATTTCACTTGAAATATATGCGGGTGGTCCGTTTTCGTTATTTAATCCACTTTTTATTTTTTGCACTTTGGCTAATTCCAATCCGCTATATTTTGATTCCAAATCTTTAATTTGATTCAACCCAAGATGATTGCCGGCATCATCCAAAACTGGTTCAATACTTCTTATAGAATTTAAAATTTCACCCTTACCATTAACTTTGCCCAAATACCTACTTAATATATTATCTTCAATTCATCCCCATGACATATACAATTTGCCATCCAGAAAAGCCACATTTGATATTGGATTGCCTGATTGGGATGCGTCGGCTATTTGAAAAGTTAATTTATCATGAATATCTTCCAAAAATTTATTAAATGTCATTGTGGGGACTGTTTGTTTCTGATCTTCGGTACTTGACGCTGAAGATTTTGTGGTTTGGGATATGTTAATATCGTCGACTGGAGTAGTTTGCTGTTTTAATATATCCAGACCCATACTGGATATATTAGTGGTGCAATCTATAGACCCGTCATCGGCAACAGACCATTCCCAAGTTGTAATAACGCCCATCATTCCATCATAAGTTCCTCCAGAATTGAACGCCTTTTCAATAAATCGCTTATATATAGTTTTATAATTCAAGTCTTTAATATCCATCAAATTGATATCATTTTTCTCATAAGAATACCCCCATTCCAAAATAACCGATTTGCCGGATTTCATAAAAAATGATTGAAGCTTTTCCAAGTCCTCAAAAGACCATACTTTTCAAGTTATGGTGGCACGCCTTAATGCCACCATCGCATCCTTATATTCAACACTAATATTTTTTATTCCTGGAACAGGTCTATAGGAATTTTCTCCAGTATTTCTAGGAGAATTATACATATCATCATATCCAAAATACATGGAGCCATCTTCTTTTAATAATCCACCGCCTATAGAAACAACATCCTTGGTGTTACCCAGCTTTTTATTTTCCTCTGGAGACAATTCTTTGTCATATTTTAAACCGGGAGACATCATTCTGATCCAAGTAGATTTGGCAAAAATGTTGTTGGCGTCAGCTTTCTTTTTACCAGTACCATCGGTTTGGGGACCTTCAAATAGGATGCCATCCCTGTTTAAGAGTTTTTCCCTCTTATGCAATTCCCGACGAATTTTCTCGTGTATTGGTTGTAAATTAATCATTATTATTACTCTTTATTTAGACTTTCCATATCGGATATTATTTTACTGGTATCTGTGGGTATTCTCAATTCAATGGATGATTTCAAAACAAATGTTGCGTCATCAATATCATTTGCAAGTGCTATAATCCACCATAACGATGTGTCACCATAATATTTATATGCCAACATATCAAGACGATCACCCTTTTTTGAAATTGTAAAAATGTCACTATCTAATATATCTATTTTTGGGTATAATGTAGTCTTGAACGCTCGGGCCCCAGTACTACTATTTTTTATACCTGTATATGAATATCTACCCATTTTTTAATTCTCCCAATTAATCGCCATTACCAGCTTGACCTAGAGCATCAAATAAACCCCTCAAATCCAATGCATCCGTATTTCTATCAGGATAACCACCGAATGCTGCTTTTGGAGCAATTCCTTTATCTGGGTCTCCATTGATATTATCTTTTTGGTGTTGTAAATCCAACCAATCCAATTCATAATGTTTGCCAAGTTGATCGGGATTATATTTCCCAATGTATTTATACCCAACACTAACACTCAAATGCTTGGGCAATTGAAAATGCTCATCCATTTCCCATGTGGTATTATCTTCCACTGTAATAGACAAACTAGTTAGAAATCCAGGAGCATTCTTCCATAAATTGCCTATTGTTAATTCGGCAAATGGTGATATCATACGTTGTGAATTAGTATTAGTGAATGTTTTCCAGCTAGGATAACACATCCCAACTAAATAATTCATTTTTTCCCACAAGATAGGCAGTTCCTGTTTTGTCTTTGGATATATATTAAAATTGAAGCTAATTTCCCTATCCACTCCAGTATATGTATAAACCTTATCTGGTCGGCCAATATACCGCTCTTCTGACCATTCTGGAGATACACTATCGGATATCCCTGACAATATAGCTCTGAAAATAATTCATTTATTATTAACAGCATCTTTGAATTTAAATGGAATGAAATCCGTAACTTTCCCCAATCCATTGGTGCCCTCTGATCCGGGTTCCAAACCACCAACAAGTCCATAAGGCAATGCGTTGACCCTGTCCAAGTTTGAAGTTACTATATTGTTATCACCCAGATTTGATTTGATATACCCCAGATTTTCAATTTCTTTAAGTTCCCCATGTGCTCCAGGGTCACCAACATCTGCAACAACTTGATTGAGTGGGTCCCCTTTCCAATTTCCAGCAAAAGGGCCGAACTGAGTCTTGCTCTTTTCACCAGTGGATATTTGGCGAACCCTATCAATTTCACGGCTCATTTCACTTGGAATACCTAGAAATTTATCAATTTCGGCCGCCAAAGGATTAACTTCATAATCCAATATAGCCCTCTCTTTTGCAAAATAATGTTCCAATGACGTTTTAGCCGTATCAATACCAGAATCTTGGGCGGGTCCTGTATTCAACACACCTTCCGCTTTTTGTTTAAATCATTTTGCGGGGTCTTTTAAAATATCCGCTGGAGCGGTTGGTGCAAATTGTGGTCTAGTTTGATCCACATGCCGTTGGCCATGTATAGCCGGAATCACTGAAGTAAATAGTGAAATCGGATTCCACAATCTAGTTTCGGCTCTCGTATTAAATCTCTGAAATACAGCCTGTTTTAATGCAAACACAATTCCCTTTGGAGTAAGAATAAATTTTGCAATTCTTATTTCATCGGCAATAGTTCTTGCTATAGCGGTGTTCAAACCACCCCTAACAACACCGATATCGGTATCGCCCATGGCATCTATTCCCCATCTATCCCCAATTTCTTTAAGGAAATAGGGTTGATCGAATCCAATCACATTGTCATTTCTATATGCAAGGTTGTTATCCTTTTTGAATCCCCGACCATAATAATCTTCAAGACTATCCACATTATCCGTACCATCTTTGTGCAATTTGGCCAGATTGGATTTGGGTCCCTTTGTAATTGTGGAGATTGAAGTTTCCCATCCAAGTTGGCCATCCCCTTCTCTATTTTTTCCAGCATACGCCAGCGATTTTTTGAACCCCTCGTTATCAAACTCTGGCGAATTTTCTTTGGCCTTACCAAGTTGAAATTCTGATGAATAATTCCCTATGGATAGGGTGTCAAATGTAGTTTTGTCATATCGTGATCTTCTTGCAAAATAATTAGTAAACGTGTCCTCTCCAGTATATTGTTGAAATTTATCCAATGATGTCTCAGGAATTGTTATATTGGAGCCCAATGAAGTCATTTCTGAATACGATGTTCCAAATATATCAGCAGATGGGTATTTCAATTGTGCGGGGTCTGCCAAGTCTGAAAACCTACTCCCCTTATTTAATCCAAAAAGTCCTGCAAATAATAATGGGGCGGACGGAACAGTTTCTGGAGTATTTAATATGTATGTTCCAGATTCTCTATCTTGCACCCCATATTCCCCAGTAAAGCCATGTTGTTTTGAAATATGAAATGTAGGTTGGCCCTCTGGAAATGATGTGTTAATAGCCGCGTGTGTTGCCGATAATCCTGGAGGTGGAGTAGTTCTACCCATTTGCCGTGTGATGATAGTACCTGGATTGTGTGATGGAGCGGCCATATCTGTATCAGCGTCGTAATAAATAGAGCTCTCAAAGGCTGGAATAGTGTAGTGATTGAATACTGATCTTGTTTTGGGATAGGATGTTGGCAATGTTATTACCTGTTCAGTACCGCGTGTCAACTCAGACGAATTCTTATCAGTGAATCCAAATGTGAATCCAAGAGGTGACGTTCCGGCACCCCACTCACCACTTATACCACTAAAATAATTTACTGGTCCAGTTTGTACACCTTCTCCAGTAGGAGTATATGTACCACCCACCGATTCTAACATCTGTGCCAATGCACTGGCATTTGGTCTTGTCCAATATTTATTTCCAGTAACAGTATATCCATGCCCATCATCAAATGTTTGTGCATTACTTGAATTGCCAACCCCATTGTCCAATGAAGAATGATTAGGGGAATGCGATGGTCGTGATGGTGTTTCATTTGAAGTGCCACCATGACGGCCACCGTGCTCACTTAAATTGTCGCCGGCCGAGTTATCCAATATAGAATGTCCATCGGGGTGTACTGGCAAACCACCGGGTTCAGTCCCCCCATGCCTTTCACCGTGGACACTCAAATTAATCCCCGCATTTTTTGATAGGTCACTTGTTAAATCTAATATACCCATTATGCTACTCCCAAGTCGGCAACCTTATTTGTAAGCTTACCCATTAATAATTCATTCTGTTGTAGTAACCTAGAATTAACATCCACCAGTTTAGTTAATAATCCATTTGTTTCTTTCATGTCAGTCGATTGTGATACCATATTTCCGTCTCCAGACACATTCACATTTCCACCTGTGGTGAGTCCAGTCAATTTGCCCAACACTGGTAGGAATGGAGTAAGTAATAATGCACCGCCTGCCAGTTTTGTCATACCCCAGCCTAATTCTCCAAGAGCTCCTCCCAGACTTAAAATTGATGCGGTCATTGGTGCCAATTTTGCCAATGTAGGTTCCAACATTGCGAACCCAGTTGCTATTGATTGGATGGCCAATCCCAATACCAATAATCCTCCGGCCATTATTGCCATCGCGGCAGCTCCGGCCAATATAGCTACAGTTCCAACTCCACTAGTCATTATAGCCCCCAATGCCAAAACGGCCAGTACCAATCCACCCAATGCTAACGCGGCTTTACCCAAGCTGGGCCAATCCACTTTATTAAATTCTATCAATGCTTTAGCAGTTACAAATAATGCCGCGGATATTATTAACATCGCTGCAGCTCCAGCCAACATTTTCTTGGGGTTCATTTTTTCTACAAATCCAAGTCCACCCTTGCCTTTTGGTTTTGGTGCTTTTGCGAATCTGCCCTTAGCATCTCTCAATCGGCCACCATTGTCTTTGGATAATCCACCACTACCCATATTTTTAATCGCTGTAATACCCTTGCTCAGTCCCAAGGCCGACAATGTTTTCACATTTTTCATCATGCTTAAAATTCCAGCACCGGCATTCCATATACCAGTTGCTAACTTTTTAGCGGCCCATAGAGCTACAAATGTCCCAGTCCATTTAACAAGTGTTCCCAAATTTTCAACCATCCATTCCAAATATGGAATCACTTTCTCACCCAATGATGTGACAAAAGGTTGTATCGCCACATTCAGTGCCATTATAGCCTTTTTAAGACTTTCAATCATATCGGCACGAGCTTCATCTGACGCAATCTGTTTATCAGTTCTTTTATTAAGATTTTCTTGGTTCACTATCATTTTAGATAGTTCATCCACACCAACACCTATCGCGTCAGCGAGTGCCCTGCGTTGAATAACATTCATGCTTTCAAATTGTGATTGGCTCCCCACTAGGGATAATACTTCTCTCTGCATTTCAACCACATTACCGTTAATTGCCAAGCCACGGGCCCTATCCAAATTGATATTCCTACCCAATAATACTGAAGCTTCCATTGATTTTTCTATCGAGCTTTCGAAGTCCAATAACCCATCGGATATTTTTGACACTGTCCCCAAATTAATACCCAATTTTCTAGCTTCGATAGCGGCCATTGTCAAGTTATCACCACCAGCCTTTGCAAAACTAGCAAAAAATTCCGAATTTTCGGCTATGTCTTCCATCACTGCCGCTGGAGCAACACCTTCGGCTCGTGCCAGACTACCCACCATTTTAAGACTATCCAACGCCGCCTCTCTGGTTAAACCAGATACGGCCATTATTTGAGTGGATAATTTTGCTGCAGATTCTGCGGAGACTCCATATTGAAGTGACAACAATTTCATATCAATTAATGTGTCATAGGTTACACCATTCAATGATCCAGTTTCAGTTAACAGGGCATTCATTTCATCTTTAGCGAACATCACTGCTGGTCCGAATTCGGATAATTGTGTATAAGAAAATCCAGTCTCATTTCCAAATTCAAACATTTTCTTACCCATGGCCACCAATCCAACACCAATAGCCAGAATTCCCACCTTGAGTGCCGTGATTGGGTTTTTAACTATAGACACTACTTTGGCTTTGACATCATCCCATTTTTTTTGCATATCACTGATTTTACCATTTAATTCGTCAGTTTTATCAATAATCAAATCTTTCATTTTAGCCTGCTTTTCAAGGACTACGGCCGTTTTGATTTCAGCGTCGATTATATTTATATATTGTTTTCTAGCTTTTTCATCATCCAGACTGATATCATTCTTTACTTGTTTTCTAGCAGCATACAAATCGTTTAAATGCGATGATAAATCCACCGATTCGTGCTCTTTGGAATTTAGGTTTTCTTGATTTTCAAGTACGGTTAGCCCCAGCTGGGCATGTTGTTTGGACAAATCGTTTAACAGTTCGGCCGAATCGGAAGTTTTGTCGGTTGTCAATTTTATGGTTTTTAAAGTAGCCGACCAATTTAACGAATTTCGTGCAACCTCTTGTCCAGATTCCGATAGATTCCGCATCCGTTTTGAAAGGTCACTAGCAATATCAACCTGGGATTTGGAAGCTCGTAGTTGTTTCTTTTTTTCCTTATTCTGATTTTTTAACTGTAATAATGTTTTCTCTTCAGTATCTTTGAGAATTACACCTTGTTTTACTTTTTCTTCGGCTTGATCAATCAACCTGTCATTTATGGCAATCTCTTTCTTTAAAAGGTCCGTGCGTTCCTTGGATGTGACTTGGATTGGTTTTTGTTTAGCCATTTTAGTTGATCCTAATTAATTTATTTTCGTTTGAAATGCTCAGACATGAATTCTTTTTTTGTAACAACATTTTCAAGCTGGGAAAAATCCACCTTGTCCCACGCGTCATTGGCATCTTTTATAGCCTTCTTCAATTCCTTTTTATGTTTTTTTATTTCTGGATGATTTTCTATATATTTTTGTGCGCCTTTCTTATCATTTCTAAGTAAAAAAGATAAGAAATCATCTAGCATATCCATTATTCCCATTTTGCATCTCCGTGATTTTGTTTATGTGATTGTCCGCATATAAATATCAAATTCCTAAGTTTTCAGTTGTGGACCGCGGGCCATTCCCTTATTTTTACCTTGGGATGCATCGTATGCATCCTGTTCTTCTTTAAGGGATTTTTGTATCATTTTGATATAGAAACGGCGGAGCCATACTGGCATGTGATATACCTCGGTATGATTGAACCCGCCGTTTCCATGATAACAAAGTGTGTATATTTCCTCGTGTACGGTTACCCTATACTCTGGAGGAAGGCCAAAAAAACTGAACCGTCATTGGGACGGATACCTCCTCTGCATGTGAACAGGATGAGCATTCAAAGTAATATGTCATATCCACATCTGGAGTAATACTCTTTAGATGCTCTCTGAATGGTAGTGAATCCACTGCTAGGAAGCTGGTATCCACAAATGCATTAATATAAGACCTTTCGGATTTTCCATTAACTTCAAGTAACACCTTTTTCAGGCGTGTGGTGATATCACTATCGGCTCCAGAGCCCTTTGAGATTTTCTTAAGACCCTTCAATTCCTCGTCGATTTCACGTTCATCCTTTTGGGTGAGCAATTTAAATTTTACTTCAACTTTGGAATTTGGAAGTGTTCAAGAGAATTCATTTACTCCCTTTTCAAGACCATCAAAACTGACGGATTTTTCGGATAATTGGGTTAAATCCACATTATCCTTATTGTGTTCGGTACAGGCTGGGCAGTCTACTTCAAAGCCGTAATCTTTACCATATCCTAATACGCGGGCCGCTACCATCAATGCATTTTTGTCTCCAATAAGCATTGAATCTAAATTAATAGATTTGTCAACTACTAAGGACTTTAATAACTTGTCGATAACCACCCCCCTTCTTATTAAATTTTGGGATGTTAGAATATCTTCATCCTTAGCGGTCATATACCGCATCTCTAATTCACCTTTGGCCAATGGACTATCTTCTGGATAGAAAAATCCCTTGGACGGCAATGAAACAATTTCACTCGGAAATTTCATTTCTTCGCTCATAATAACTCCTCTTTGTTTTCTTACGTTGTTTTTGTTTTTGGTTAAAAACCTTTATTAAATTATTTTAAAAAGGGCACCCAAATTAGATATCGAGTGCCCATAATGTTGTTATTCTCCAGCTTTAGCTTTATATGCACTAGCCGCGTGTTCAAATCCATTACCACCGGCAAATGTGATTAGAATCCATTTTACCAATTCCACCCATAATACAGCGGTTAATGCCCCACCCCATAGCATGAGTGATGCCACGGCAAATACTACCGCGGCTACAGTCAATTTTCTATTTTTTAGTTCCACGAGTATCTCCTAGTATTGTAAAATTGCATAATCGTAGCGAAGGCTCAGACTAATTTCCATCGCGTCAGCTCCGGATGCCCAGTCTAAATCATTACCATTGAAATTGGTAATCCACGCTCCCTTTAGCGTCCACTCCTCGACTTTGTCGCCCACGGGTCCTAGTACATTAATGGTAATATCTTTTTTGTAAAAATCCGAATAACCATCACGGCCAGTCACAGATTCATGTCCTAAACGAACCCATTCCATGCACGCTTGTGCAGCTGATGGAACTACTGGATCGTAAAGAGTAATATCCAAAGGTTCCCATGAACCCTTGCCCTTTACATATCGTTTTACATTTATATGATTTAATTCAATCTCTTCAAACGTGATTGAAGGTCTTGCTGCGGTCTTAATAAGATATGCAGGGATTCCTTCGATATACATTATATATCTGTTTTTAACCTTTGGTTCGAATGGGGTGAAAAAAATCTCAGAAGCATCAATCAAATCGGCCATCTGTATTCTCCTTGTTTAAATTTAAAATATCTTTATTCGTATATAAATATCATAAACTTAAAAAACGGCCCGTTTTCATGTTTTTTTTCCTATGAGTTTTTTAGTAGTTTTATTATTGGACACAAAAAAGGCCCTCAATAGAGAGCCCTAAGTGTAGTTAGATGAAACGCTTTAGAATGTATGACAATCCGATAAATCCATTAATACCTTACCGTCGGTATCAACAACTTTAAAACTAAGATACGCCGGTGTTGCACCTTCCATTATTGGACATTCGGGTACGGTTGCCCAACACAATTGTTTTCCAGTCCATTCACAATATACCGGTACGATTTCCCTAATGCCGTTTGCAGTCTTTACAGTATTCATTTTATAATTCTTCCCAAATCATCAATTGGCCCAAAAATAGGGCCGCTCCCCAACATAGCCATAACAATCCACTAGTGACATATTGGAGCAGTAACACCATTATAAACGAAAATAGGATTGACGCTTTTATTTTTTTTCTCATTTTCTCCGCCTTAAATATTCTCCCATTGTGCCACCCTTTGAACCACCATGACCATCTGATCTTGTTGCCCATGATGTATAGTCCAAATACAATTGATGCTTTTCTTCATAGGCCGGAAGTTCCGAATTATCAATACTGATAAAATCATAATTTTCCGTTAAATTTTCAAATGTAAAATGTGATTGGGCATTTGGTCGTGTACCATCTGAATATGTTACACTTCTACATGAATACGATCTATAACATCCATTGGATTCATCCAATTCGTATATGTGGAAATCACGGGGTCGTACTAGATATTTCATTTTACCTATTTTCCCAATCTTCAATTGTCATAATCAATGTATTATCATTGACCATTTTAGTAGACCAATATGAAAATTCATATACACTATAATCTGACCCACTGATGTAATCTTGAACGACTTTCAATGTCCAAGTATCTGGGGTTATCAATAGAATAGTATCCCTATCACCTGTTTCGTCTCTTAAAACGAATTCTCGCTCACTCATTATTTGATCTCCAATATTTTTTTTAATTTGTCCAATTTTTCGATGGTGTCAGGGGCCATTTCAATTTTATGACCTTCCATTGCCTCAATCATATCACCAACTTTTTCAATAGCCCAATTGAGCTCTCTTGTAAGTGTTTCGGTATCTTTGATATCCCAAAATAAATCAAAAGTGTATGGTAAATTTGTCATTTGTTTTCCTTTTCTTATCATACCTGAAGATACAAGATTATACTGACAAAGTCAACCGTTATTTTGCAATGCGGCAAAGAAAAAACCCCCAGAGGTGATAAGAAAGGAGGGGGTTTTTGTAATGGTGCGGGGTGACGCCGGCTGTGGTAGGTGAGTAACCAACGCCCCCCTAAAATTTTATCTTTGTACTCGTTTATAAATCATTATTCCAAAAATAAGAATAGCAGAATCGCTTCACCCATTATTACAAGCAACTCGGGCATTAATCGGCCTCAGCGATTGACATGGACCCAATAACCCCCAGAACTATTGCGATGAAGCTCGCGGCCGGTGCGAATATGCAAATCAGTGCCACCGAGAAAAATAGTGACCCAAACGCGATTCCTTTGCCTATAGTCATTATTTGGTTTCCCCCATTTTGGCGATTGCCCTTTTATTTTCTCTGATTAATACCAACATATTCTGAACCCTATGATCCGCTCCCGAATGCATACTGCAGATTCTATCGAATTTTACTAATAATTGTCTTTTCTCTGCCTGTAAATCTTTTAAAGTCTTGCTCATTTGGTTATCCTTTTCTTTCATACCTGAATATACGACGAAATAATGACGAAGTCAAGCGTTATTTTCAACTTTGACGTTTATTTTCAACTTAATCCTATTGTTCCATTTCATCGGCCGGCTCCGAAAGTGTGGTTACTACATTATCAACCACTTTTGAAATATCACCACCACCTCCCCATGACCAAAATCGCGGAAGGTCGACAGCACGATTTATGACTTCTTCAAGTGTCCCCTTAAAATACCCAAGATCGGGCATGTGATGAGGACCACCCATATCGCAATTGGGGTCTTCACCTCTAACATGCCACGTACCATATTCATCCAAATTATGGTGTTTCAAAAGTTTACGACCACTGTATGATACATCCAGAAATTGTGCAAGTCTATCACTATGTACCGACATATTATACCCCACTCTTGTATTCTTGAAATCGTTGGATATAGTTACCACTACCAAAGGCACGTACTTCCATTTCCTGACCATAAAAATCTTCAACCCCGCCAGCTACAATCCACATAGCGAACCCCATTAGGAAATTGTATTGTCTA